GAACTCAAAGAAGTAGACCCAAGCGCAGTTATTGTAGGCGATGATGGCTACTATCGTGTTGATTACTCTAAAGTAAACCGCAGCCGTGAAAAGATCTAAGCGCGAAAGAAAGATCAGCAAAGTGATGGGAGAGTTCAAAGATGGGACTCTCAAGTCAGGCGGTTCGGGTAGAAAGGTAACAAATCCAAAGCAAGCCATAGCGATTGCTTTATCGGAGGCAAAAGGGATGAACCAGGGCGGGATGATGTACAACCAAATCATGCAGCGACCAATGTTTCAAACGCCTCAACAGCGCCAAGGCATGGGCATCATGGCAGGCGTTGCGCCTGTGCGGGGGTATGAAGAAGGCGGAATGGCTGTGCCTGAATACACTCCTAAGTTTTTGCGAGAGGAACAGCCAAAAGAAGACAGCATGAGCAGAATGTTGTTTGAGTTTTTTGTAGTTGATCCAGATGACCCAATTGATGTCGGCATGGCTACAACCTCTGCTGCCCTCATGGCAGGCGGTGTAACTGCACCTGCCGCCATAGCCACTCAACTGGCGCGCATGGGTTATAAAGGAAAGAAGCTTTACAACTTAATTAATAAAGTTGAAAGTTTAGGAAAGCCTAGCAATCCAGACGCGGGAGTGATTCGTCAAGCTATGGCCCCAGTTGGAGCAACTTACGGAGCAAGTCAAACAGGAAGAGTGGTTGGTGAAGTTCCTGAAATAGTGGAAGCTGCAGGAGGGATTGGTGATCTTGTCAGAGATTCAGCCATGAAGAATGAAGCACAAGATTACGCTATGGGCGGCATAGCTCAACTATCTGGCGGAGGGTTTTTAGAAAGCCTAGTAGCTCTTTTGCCTAAAAGAGCACAAACAGCAGGAAAAATTTTAGAAAGAGCGATTGATGCAGGAGAAGCTACCTTTGATGACATACTTAATGCTTTCAGAAGAGGTGAAATTGACGAAAAGCAATTAGGCGATTTGAACAGAAGATTGCCAGAAGCAGATCAAGGTACATTGGTTCAGCCAGGTCAACGTCTTAATATACAAGATAGAACGGTATCTAAAGTAGAAACAGATAGAACAGGTACGGGAGTTTTACAGGATACTGCCAAAAAACGTGGCGAACCTAAAATGACAGAGGGCGACATTGCAACTCCTCCTGAGTCAGCGATTCCCCCACCCAAAGCACCCAAGCCTCCAGCAAAGGTTGCTGATGATGCTGCAGAGGCAGCTGAAGAAGCTGTTAAGAAGAAAGATAAGAAAAAAATTACTGAAAAAGTTGGAGATGCTGCTCAAAGAGCTAAAAGGTCTAAGACAGGACAAGCTGTTTCAGGATTGTTGAGACCAATTACCAGCCCAATAAAAGTCGGTCTACCTCTTACCATTGGCGCAGTTGGCATAAACAAGTTAATTGAATCAGGCGTTCTTGATCCGTACATAAACGACCCAAGAGTCCAGCAGGCGATACAAGCAGGCAAATCTGCTTATGAAGCTGTTACAGAATTCTTTGGGCCTGAATTGGAAGCCTTATTCCCAGACACTGGCGAGCGCGTTGAGCTAACAGAATCTGCTCAAGCTCGTTTGCCCGAAGTAGAGAAAGCTAGAAAAGAAGGTTTTCCAGAACCTCCAAAAGACGCTAAAAAAGACGATGGAACAGGCACACCCAAGCCTGAAGCAACTGGCATCATGAAGTTCTTGTTCGGTAAAGACGGTATCGGTGGTGAGCCTGGATTTGCTGGACGGTTGTTAGAAAAAACTCAAGATCCAAGACTTCAATATCAATTAGCTAGAGCAGGACAAGCGACAGAGGGAAGGGTTCCCAGAAACTTCTACAGCGATTTTGTGCTTGCTGGTGCTGAGTACGATGAGTTACAGGGCAAAGATAAAACTGCTCTGATGCAGAACTATGAGTTCTTGAAACAAACTGGCAAGAGCGATGACGAGATCTTTAATTTATTGCTGAGTAAAGATACCGCAAGCGATATTGCTAAAACTCTTGAAGATCGAGTGTATTCTTTATTTGGCGACATTAGTGACGATGCAAAATACGCAGGGCTTACTGCTGAAGAAAAAATGGCGGAGGCTAGGCGTTTAGTTTATGGCGGAGGTTCTTTAGATGCTCCAGCTAATCCAACGCAAGCATCAACATCTCAAAGAGTCACACTAGATCCTTAATAATGATCACCGTAGATTTACCTGACGGAAGATCTGTTGATGTAAGAACAGATAGCGTTGACGTAGCTAAAGCCAGAGCTAGAAAGTACCTGCAAGAGAACCCACTTGTAGAACGTGGTGCTCAGTTGGGCGAAGAAGATGTGTCAGCCATTGGCGACATTGGTCGAGGTGCTGCAGCTGGATTGGTTAGTTTTGTGGAAGGTGTAGCGACTCTACCATCAGAGCTTTCTGGAGATGAACAAAGCGCACAAGAACTTAGAAACTTTTTTGCAAAGTACAAACCAGAAACGTCTACAGAAATCGGTGAAGCGGCTCGCTTCATAGCTCAGTTCGCTGTCCCTGGCGGTATCGCTGCAAAAACAGCAAAAGGTTTGGGATCGATAGGTAAAGTCGGCGCGTTTGGTGCTGCCGATATCGCGGCCACCACTCCTGATGTAGAAACTCTAGGCGACTTATTTGAAGGTGGCCCTACTCAAAGGATTGATACAGCCGACTTGGCCGGGGCTGAGCTTGCTGCTGCGAACCTGTCAAACAGACTACGAGTTGGTGCAGAAGGAGCTGCATTAATCCTCGGTGTGCCGGCAGTGGCGAAGCTAGGTCTCCAAGCAGTAGGCGCAACAGCTGGTGCTATTGGCAGAACTGACTTTGTAAGAGATGCAGCACGAGCGATCAAAGACCCCAACACGCCATTTCATGACGTTGGTGTAAAGCCAGACCTTTCTGACCCAGGCTTCATCCGAGGCAACATAGATCGATTCAAGAAAAACTTTACAAAGTATGCAAGGTTTCAAGGCGGCATGCCTGACAGGTTTACCAAACAATATGATGCTTTGCGCATTCATGAGATTGCTGCTCATAGTTCTGCAGCGCGACAAGCAGTTGAGAAGATAGACAACGCTCTAACCTTTGTTAACAAGAATGAAGGCGTCTTTAACAATCAAGATAAGAGCAGAGTTCTTAATACATTGAATGATTTCTTGTTCGCTGAAGAAAGCATGGCGAAACCAGGCTTGAGTCGCGAAACGATACGAAACAATGCGGCTAGAGAACTCAAAGAAATAGATGACATCATCGCCAAGAATGCATCAAAAAGTTTGTTTGCTAATCGCAAAGACATGAGTTTGTTTAAGGGCGCAGAGGATCTGAGAGACCAGATAGATGGTTTGAGTGAGTCGGTGCGCGACATATTGCGTGATCCGATACTTACTCCAGAGATGCAAGCAGATTTGATTGAAACCATAGGAAATAACAAAACCTTCTATGGCATGCGTTTGTACCGTGCTCTTAATGACACAAACTACACACCAACTGCTGAACAAGCTGACAGAGCCATCAAAGAATTAGTGGATTCAAGCCAAGGGTTAGATGATGCATACAAACTGACTGAAGCAGACGCTAGGTCAGTTCTGAACGGCATGCTTCAAAGCGATTTTGGTAATGCCAAAGTAGCCCCTAAAGATATCATCGAAACACCTACGCTGACGGGTGTTGCTCAGGGTATGTTGAAAGGTCGGCGTCTAGACAATTTGCCTGCAGTCAGAGACTTCCTTGGCGAATACACAGGCGCTAAAGATGTGATGATGCGAGCAAAACCTGAACGCATAAGAGCGCGTGACGTAGGAGAACAAGAAGTCGGGCTTCGCACAAAGATGGCTGAAACTGTTGATGTGTTGTCTAAGCAGATTGCCAAAGCTAGATATTATAAAAACCTAGTTGACTACAATGAGGCTCTTGGTGATAGAAGATTTCTGTTTGACCAACTCCCGCCAAACGCTCAACTAGGAGAGTATTCTCGGATAGGCGCTGAGTCATCTAACCCACTGGCAGAAATAACTGAAAGCGCCAAGCGTAGGTTTGGGCCACTCGCTGGCAAGTATGTGCGTAATGATTACAAAGAAGCACTTGAGAACGGGTCACAGATTTTTGATTTATCAAAAGGCAGTCTTCCGCTGTATTCAACCTTTCTGGGGTTGAAGGGCTTGTCTCAGATTGCTAAGACTGTATACAGCCCAATAACACAAATAAGAAACGCAACGACTGCAGGATTTTTTGCGCTGGGTAATGGGAACATAGGCAACTCAAAATCCCTAGCAAACTCTTTCTCAACCGTGTTCAGCAATCTAAACCAAAGACTTACTGGCCCAGGTAAGTCTGGTGCAACGCTTGCTGACAGGCAGAAGTATTACAACGAACTTGTAGACCTTGGTGTAATTAATACAAACGCCAACATTGGCGAAATTAATTCTTTGATAGACGATGCTGTTGAAACGACACAGTACATGCCCGGTCTTGCTAGGAAAGCTTTCAAAAAAGCTCAAGGACTGCAAAACGGTTTCGCAGCCAAACTCTACCAAGCGTCTGATGATGTATGGAAAACATACAGCTATGAAATGGAGTTGGGCCGACTGCAAAAGGCTTTCACTAAAGACCCAAATACAGTCATCAACGTGTCTGATCCTAGAAACTTCACTGAGTTTGGTGCGGTTGTTGGAAGAGGAGATTTAACTGAGGAGCAGTTTGAAACCCTATTGAAGCGTGAGGCTGCTGAGATCGTAAAAGATACAGTGCCAAACTATGCGCGAGTGCCAGAGTACATCAAGCGACTAAGACAAATGCCATTTGGTAACTTTGTTGCGTTCCCTGCGGAAATGATTAGAACAGGCGGCAACATCCTTGGCCGCAGTATCAAAGAACTTGCAAGCGATTCACCTGAGATTAGGGCGATTGGCATGAAGCGATTGCTGGGATTCACCTCAGTCAACGTAGCCATACCTCAGTCATTGGCCATTGCAGGCACACAACTTACTGGCGCAAGCGAAGAACAGGTGCAGGCGTACAAGCGATCAATGGCTGCTGATTGGGATCGTAACTCTACGTTGATACCGATAGCCACAGACAAAGATGGCAACATCACTGACCTTTACAACTTCTCGTACACCAATCCTTACGATTATCTGAAGCGCCCGTTTAGTGCTGTGTACAACGCTGTAAACAATGGCATCACAAAAGAAGAAGAGTTAAGCACCATAGCTTTCAACGCAATGTATGACAGTAGCGCTGAATTTTTTTCACCATTCATGAGTGAGTCAATCGTCACTGAAAAGATTGCCGACATGGCTAGAAACAAGACAAGTTTTGGAAGACCTATTTGGAGAGAAAGAGATCCCCTTGGAACTAAATTTGCCAAAGGTTTTGCTCACTTATCAGACGGCATCATGCCAGGCATATCACCAGTTGATTTTGAAGCGGATGTTGGCTCTCCTGTTTTTGGATTGAATCTTCGATTAAGAGATTTTCCTAGAGCCGTTGCAACTGTGCTTCCCACAGACGCTAGGCTTGGTGTTACAAAACAAGGTTTTGCCATAGATCCAGCGCAAGAATTCACAGAGGCTTTGACGGGCGTTAAGAGTCTAAAGCCGAGAATTGACAGAGTTCTTTATTACAGAGCACTTGAAGCTGGGCGAGGTGTGAGAGATGCAGGTGGAATTTTTACATCTCTTGCAAAGCAGAGAGGGTCTGTGGATGCGGAGAAACTGACAAAGGCTTTCATCACAGCCAATGAACAACGATTCAAAGCATTGCGTGATCTCAACATGGCCATTGAAGACGCTAAAACTCTTGGCCTTTCTACTGCTGAAATTGTAAAGCCATTGAGGGATGCAAAGACACCAAACTTAAACTTTCTCATGGCAGGCAGATTCAATGCATTCTTTCCTAGCGCGGAGACCATATCGATCGCTCTACAAGGCAACGAAGACAAGCTTGCAAACCCAATAGACTTCGATGCGTTAGGGAAAGCCTTCGGTGAGTTCCAAGGTAGTCGATTTAGACCACAGGCTGCAGCCGAAGCACAGGCCGCACAAGCGCCTGTTGCTCCAACCCCTACACAACCACAGCCTGCGCCTTCAATCGCTCCTACACAGCCTAGCACGCCGCCTATGTCATTATTTGATCGTGGCGTTGATGCGTTAAGACAGATAGAGTTGAACAAACTCCTAGGCATTGATTAGTGTGGTTCCAAAAAGAAAACGAACAAAGTCTAAGTACTTTGCAAAGCGTGTTGAATACGATGGCATCGTGTTCGACTCTAAGCTTGAAGCGGCCAGGTACAAGATACTCAAGCAGCTAGAGCAAGCCGGCGAACTGACTGATCTTGAAGTGCAGGTGGACTTTCCCTGCGTGATCACCGTCAACGGCGAGGATCAGAAGATCTGCTCGTACATAGCAGACTTCCGATACAAGCGCGATGGTGAAGTGGTAGTTGAAGACACCAAAGGCGTGATCACTCAGGTGTTCAGGCTCAAGAAGAAACTGGTCGAAGCCCTGTACCCCGGCACCAAAATACTGATCGTCAAAGACCCGCGGAGTTGGGACTAAAACGGCACCCGACGTTCATCCATGTTGTCGATCTGACTACCTGGAAACTCTGCCCTGATCTTCTCAGCATCGATCATCATCTCAGCGTTGAACCGCACCTTAGATAGCTCACGCATCTCAGCACTGGAGTAGTAATACTCACCATCCTCTGGCCCCACACCATTGTAGAAGTCGATGATGCCCACTCTGTACGCTGTGGCGTCCTCTGTGCTTCTCTCAGGCATGTGATCCGCGTTGACTAGCTCAGGTATCCACATGTGCTTATCGCACCCAGAACGCTGCTCATCAAGCGAGAGAGCATGGTTTCTCTTCTTGCACAACCACACTGCACCATTTGATTCGGTCAGCGGCTTTGAGTGTACGCAGTTCCTGCAGTTC